CAAGAACGCAAGCTAGATCGCCATAAAGATTACAACAGAAACATCTTTTCAATCAGAACTGATGATCTTCTTGCAAAACAAATAAGAACTTATTGCAAAGACAATAATGTTCCTCCCAATCAATTTATCAAAAACGTTTTACAAAATTATTTCAATGGCTAATCAACAACAAGACTATTCTTTCAATCCAGCACTTCCTTTACCTGTCGGATTTAAAGTTCAAGAAGGTAGATTTGGTCCTCAACTGAGTTTGTTTATTCCAACAGAATCAGTTACACATCTGATGGATCATATTCAAAATTTAGTAAATACAAAAACTGCTGG